GGCCTGCCGCTGGCGGCCACGCTGGCGGCAGGCCCAGGGCACGCCAGTCCAGCACATGGTAGGTCTCGGCCATGTCGCAGGTCAGTTCCTCCGGGTATTGTGCCGCCATGTGGGCAAGGATCAAGAGTTTTTTTCCTGCACGCCGCCGCTCAGAATCTCCCGCACCGCAGCGATCACCGCCGCAACCGGCACGTTGCCCGCCTTGGTGCGCAGGTGGTCATACAGCGCCTTTTTCTGCCCGGCACCCAGCAGCAGGGTCACAGCGTTGGATACCGCCAGCACATTGCCGTTGTCGGCCTCGGCCAGCGCATCCAGCAGCTCCATGTTGTCCAGCCGCTCTCTCGGGATCGTAAAGGCAAACCCGGTGGACGTCTTTCCATCGATCATATTCATCAGGCCCCCTTGATGTACTCGTAGTGGGTCACGCCGCTGTCATCCGGCGTCGCACCCAGGGTCACGCCGTAGCCCAGCGGCTCGTCATCCTTGTAAACGATATCCTCGATCTCGGTGATGTGGGCGCAGGGGATCACGATGCGCTTGACCGCGCCGCCGCGCAAAATCGTCTCCACGACCCACACGCTGTCGGCGGCCTCGACGGCAGTTGCCTTGACGGTCAGACCGTCGGCCAGCGTGCCGGTGACGTTCTTGTCGCCGTACACGGTCTTGAGCACGTCCTCGTTCATCGCCTCGATCAGCATAAAGCCAAAGGTGTCGTCTTTGGCGGTCTGGTAATACAGCACCTTGTCGCCGCCCCACGCGGGGATGCTGTCACTCTCGGGGGAGTTCGAGTTGGTCAGGCCGTCCTCGCTGATATAGCCCAGCGATTTAAACGCCTTGTCCAGCGCGGTCGTGGCGTCGGTGGGCGGGGTAGTCCCCAGCGGGGCGCGGTACACAGCTCCGCCAACCTTGGGCTTGCTGACGGTTACTTTCTTTGCATCAGACATAATAAACTCCTTTTCCGTGTCCAACCTGGACACAAAATCAGTAATAAGTAATTTCAAACACCGCCTGATACCGATAGCGCCTGCTCTCGGTGTCGGTAAAGTTGTAGTCGCGCACCAGGCGGCACGCGCCCACGCTGTCCAGCTCTGCCAGGGCTTCCATGGCCTCAATTGCCCGGTCATCCAGCTGGGCGGCCTGCAGCAGCGTCGGCGCACAGCTCTGCACAGCCAGCGTGCATCGCTTGATGCCGGTGCTGTGCTCGCCGTCGGTGCGCTCCAAAACAACAAAGGTGCCGGGGGGTCTCTCCGGCACCTCAGTCTTGATGGGCACACCAAGGCGGGCGGTTAAAAAATCCTTGACGATTTGCTCGATCATCGCAGCGCCCTCTCCAGTGTGTTGTTTTTGTGGTTATCGCGGCGGGCCGCAGCGTCGGCAGGGTAGACCGTCGCAATGGCGCGGGTCTCTGCTGTGCCTACGCGGGTCTCGTAGCCGTCGCCGCACCGCCCGGCAATCGCCTGGGCCTGCTCGGCCAGTATCTCCCGCATTTCGGGGCTTTTCATCAGCGCCCGCACGGCGGCCCGGTTCAGCTTGATGCGCACGCGCTTACTCATACCGCTCCACCTTGACCTTCTTGTTCCAGCGCAGCGGGATCATGGCCTCCATACCCTGGGTCACGCTGCCGTAGGCCCGGAACTTCTGGCCGAAGAACGCGACCGCCGCGCCCTCCCAGTCATGGGTATCGCCCTTGGGGATTGCCAACACATAGGCCAGCCGCTTGCCGTACAGCTGCAGCTCGTTGACAAGATCCGCCGTTTCCGGCTCTCCCACAAGTACATTGTGGACCGTCACCGGCGTTTCGCTGTACACAGCCGCCCCAAAGTCGTCCTCGCCGGTCTGCGTCCGCTCGTACAGCGTCACATCGATGCCCTTGATCATGTTATAGCCTCCAGCGGGCTGTGCGCCCCAATGCGGTTGCCCGCGCCCAGCAGCCTGCGCTCGGTGCGGGAGATATACAGCTCTCCCGATGTGCCGCCGCTCATCGTCCAGCTCTGGGTGTAGCCCAGCGCCGTGGCCGACCCCTGGGACGCGCCCATCGGGTACAGCGGCATATCGCCGCCGGTGCCGTCACCCAGCACCCGGCGCACCATGCGGCAGCTGACCACCCACTTGGCGTCCTCCTTAGCGTCGGCGGCCACCGCGTCGATAAGCACGGCGGCCTCCTCCAGCAGGGCGTCCGCGCGGGCCTGTTCTTCATCGGTCAGCGTGCGGAATCCGGCGGCCACCGCCGCCGCATCTGCGTATCGCATGGGTCAGCCCCCTTTATCAGCCCACAGCCGCCTCAACGCGCTTGATGTACAGCGTCTGGGGCTTCGACACCTTGATGCCGTACACCTTGCGGCCCTGCACAGCGCTTGCGCCGATGAACTTGCCGCTGCCGTTCAGGTCCTGCAAATGCACGCCGACCTGCCACTCCATGACACGGTGGCACCAGTTCGGGTGCCCGGCAATGAACTCGGTGGTGGTCTTTTTGCTGGCCACGCGGGTGGTGCTCTCAAAATCCATGTTGTTGGACTCGAACACGTTAAAGCCCGCAATGCGGCCCACCACGCCGGACTGCACCAGCTCCTGCGCCAGGTCGCCCTGCTTGATGAAGTGGTCGTCCAGCATCAGCACCTCCAGATACTCGGGGGAGGCGATCAGCCAGCGGCCATCGGTGGGGACACCCTTGCGGCTCAGCACACGCTTGGCCTCCAGCGCCAGCTTGTAGGCGTTGGATTCGGTCGCGGCGGTCTTGGTGGCGCTGATGGTAGCGCCGGTCGCGCCCTCCAGCGCATTGATGCTCTTCTTATCCACGGACAAGCCCATGCTGTAACCGGCGCTGTCCAGGCGCTCGGCCACAATGCCGTCGGGCACGCTGGCGGCGTCGTAGCCGTCGATCAGCTCGTTCACGGCCTCGTCCTGGTCGATCGCCAGGTCAATATAGGCCGTGCTGCCCGCGTCCAGGTCAACGCCGGTGGCCTTGTTGTAGGTCTTTACGGCAACCTCGGTGTCACGCACCGGGATTTTAACTTTGCCTGCCTTGGGGTCGCCCTCGTAGCGGTTGTTGAAAATCATATTGTCGCGGGTCACAAGCACATTGCGCAGCTTGGCGTCCACCAGCTTGCTCCAGCGTTCCTGATTCAGATGTGCCATATAAAATTACCTCTCTTTCCTGTGTCGGTTTTCGTGTTTTAAATTTTCATCCCGGGGTTCAGCATCCCAAACGCAGCCTCCACGCCGTCTGCCGCCGTACCGGCCCCGGCACCTGCGCCTGCCGTGCCGCCATCCGGCACAGTGGGGTAGTGGGTGCCAACATCAAACGCCCACGCCTTGTCCTTTACCAGGGCGTCCAGCGCGGTCTTGATATCGCTGTCACGATTCGTGCTGCTTTTCAGCTTTTCCAAATCCAGCATACTGCGGATGGCTTTCACGTCGCGGCCCTTTGCATCGCGGATCGCGCCGTCCAGGGCTGCATCAAAGGCGAAACCCGCCGCCTGGTCGGTCAGCTGGCCCTGCAGCTTGGTGATCTGGCCTTTCAGGTCGTTCACGTCCACACCCTCAAAGGCTTTCAGCTGGGTGGTCAGCTCGTTTACCTGGGTCTGCAGGCTGGCGGCTTTGGTCTTTTCGGCGGTGACGTCCCTGCCGTTTTCGCCCATAAGCCAGTCCAGCTGCTCATCGGTAATGCCGGGGATTTTGTTCTTGACTTCTTCACGTTTCATGGCTGCGTTCCTTTCCGCCTACGCTTTGTTCACGCGGGTCGCATCCGCACTGGCTGTACAGTTTTACGCCGTGCCGGGCCTATTTTTGTAATAAAATCGCCCGCCCCGGCCTCATGCAGCCCGGGTGGGCATAAAAAAACCACGGTGCGTTCGCATCGTGGTTTACATATTCAGATAAACGGCGTCATGGCCTTTACATCTTTCAACAGCTCTTTTGCTTTGGCAAGCAGGTTATTTTCAAACAGGTAGGCAATGCCGTCCGGCGTGATTTGGCATCGTTCCAGATTTGATATGCTCCTTGCTCCGCCCCATGCCGCAACAACGGTCAAGCCTGTAATATACCCCTGCGCTTGCAGGTTTTCCATAATATAGGCCCAGTAAGGTTCATTTACCCCCAACAGTGTGCTGTCATATTGAAGCATCTTTGCATCAGGGGAGCGCCCCTCCTTCAAAACCGTGTACAGATAGGCAAGGATTTTGTAGACCAAAACAAAGTAATCATCTTTTGCCATAATGTTCTCCCAAAAATTGGCATAAAGAAACCACGGTGCGGTTTGCATCGTGGTTCATAGGGCTTCAACTTCAAGAAAGCTGGATATTTAAACTGTCACACAAGTCGTTCAGCGTTTTTCCATTGAAAAACGGAGTAGTCATCACATCCGATGTTGTGGTGAAATCTTTTACAGCGGCTCCGCACCAGGCGTGGTATGTCTTTTGGTAGTTTATTACCTCTGGCATGATACCGGACGCCTTTCCGTCTACTAAAAAAGCAAAATCGTGGCAGCAATCGTCCAGTAAAGCCATCAATTCATTCTGCTTCATAGAAAATCACCGCACCGTAAATTAATTTGATTTTGGTTTGGAACCGAGAACCTCATCGAACCATTGAGACATTTCCTCGGGGGTCGGGTCTTTTCCATCCAACATATTCTCAATCCCTCCTTATACCGTAAGTATATCCGGATTTGAGGAATTTGTCAATCGTTTCATCAGCATCTTTTCCACACTCTACGTAAAATTTTGCCAAACCACTTATAGCAGTATCCCGTTCAAATTTGTCTGTCTTTGAGATGGACCATACTTTGCCTTGATTTGTAACGATTGACAGTGCACCAACTGATTCTTCTATCAGGAAAAAACGGATGTCATTCATAGAATAATAGCTTTGCCCCGGGTGATTATGGCACAGCATAACGCTTTTTTCCGGCTTGCTCCGCAGCCAATGATAAGAAGCTGCATCTGCTTCGACATTGACAGAAATCTGGTCGCCCTTCACAAATTCCAGCTTTTCCCGGGTCGTCAAATCAATCAGGCAGGCAGCCTCGTTACTGTCGTTCCACTTTTGGGCAAACCGCAGCAGTTCCTTGTGGGTTTCCTGTATAAAAAATGCCGTTTGGTCATTTGCTCCATTCGGGGCGACCAACGGCACTTTCTGTATGGCAATGTCTGTAATGGCAACTTTCTTTCCGCGGTTCTTCTGCCGCAGCGCATACGCCGCCCGCTTCTGGGCATTGATGCGCTCTTTGTTGGCGGCGTAATTCACCCTGCGCATCCTGTTTATATCACCGCCCGCGGCGTTATACTGCGCCAGATAAGCCTCCGGGTCGTACCCGGCCACGCTTGTGCGCCCGTCAAACCGGACGGCGTACTCGCAGTCGCAGCTTGCGTGGATATGCTCGGCGTGGCCGCCCTTGATGGCCGCCTGGCTGGCTCTCTGCCAGCCGCGGCTTGCCAGCGTCAGGCAAAAGGCGCAGCTGTCGCCGTGCGGCACCCAGGCAAACTCCGCGCCGTCCCGCTGCGCGTTTTTCAGCGTCGTGTCGGCCCCGGCCCGCTTTACCAGTCTGCTCACGCCCCTCTGCATCTGCGGAGGGCTCTCCCGGGTGGCCTGCACCATCCGGGCCACCTCGCGGCGGCTTGCAGGTGCCGCAGGCTCGGCAGGGGACACCCTGGCATTCTGCAGCGCCGCCATGGCATCATACATCTGGCAGGCCAGCTCAGCGCTGCCCTCACCGTATTTCTGCACAAGCGCCGCGGCATAGTCTGTCAGCGCCTCCGTGTCGGCGATGCCGTGGGCGGCCAGGTACTCCGCCATAAGCTGCGCGGCCTTCTCATTCAGCTGCGCCAGCCTGCGGATGTACGTCTCCCACGCCTGCGTCGTTATCCTCATTTTCCATCTCCATCAGCACCTGCTGTCCGCGCACCCGCTGTTCCTGCGCACGGATGCGGCGGATGTCCGCCTGATCAAAGCCGATCATCTCTAAAAACGTGTCCGTGCTGGCGAACTCCTCCCGGGCCGTGGCAATCTTGATGGCGGCGTCCGCCGTCACGGCCACGCTGGGCATGGCCGGATTCTTAAAGTGCGGCATCACGTTCCGCTCCTCCTCGGTCAGCGCGCCGGGCGGCACATTGCGCAGGATGGCCTGCGCCATCTGGGCAATCGTGCGCAGCGCGTCGCCGTTGCCGGTGTTCAGCTGCTGGGCCAGCAGCACCAGCGTCTGGCTCTGGGCCAGAATCGCGTCGCTGCTCGTGGGGTTTGCATCGTTCACAACGCCCACGTCCGTCACCGTCAGGCCGGTGGCCGCCGCAAACTGGGTCGCCGTCATCCGCATCTTCTCGGTGTGCGGGCTCAGGCTGCCCTGCGCCAGCTGGCCGAATACCGGGTTCTCGCCGGTCTCGGGGTTGCTCGTCGCCGCCAGCAGGCTGCCCACATAGGATTTGAACTTGTCGGAGATCAGCACGTCGTACTGCTCATCCGTAACGCCCAGAATATACTTCTGCGGTGTCGTGTCAAACTCAAGCGCAATCGTGGCGTTCGCCACGGTGCGGATGTAATCGTCTATCAGCGTGCGGATGGAGCGCTTCAGGCGGCTGCGGCCAAACGGCTTGCCGCTCGTGGCATTCCAGATCAGCGGCTCCATCAGCGGGCGGCCCATGCGGTGGGGCAGTCGCTGGACATTCCAGCCGTCCGGCCTCCGGCGCAGCACCGTCACGGCATTGTCCATGTACAGATTCACAACGCGCGGCTGCCACACGCCGGTCAGATGCTCATCCGGCACGGTGTCAATGATCGCCAGCCCGCAGGCAATGCGCCCCTTCTCGCCGCTCCACAGCGCTGCCGCCGTGGCAGGGGAGTGGAATCGTATCTTGCAGCCGATGGCCGCATCCGCAGACAGCGTCGCGAACGCACAGCCGTACTTCAGCTCATCCCGGCAGGCCTTGCCGTACTCGGCGATCAGCCGGTTGTCCGCGATCAGCCGGTTCAGCACAGCATTGTCGCCGCCGCTGCTCACAAAGCCGTCAAACATGCTGCGGGCGGCCAGCACGTCCACGGCCTTCTGTCCCCAGCTGCACCCGACCTCAAGGTTGCGGATGCCCTGCGGCAGTGCGATTCCGAGGTTCACGTCCTTCAGCGCAACGTGGCCCTCGTAGTATTTTTCCTTCTCGGCGTTGCCGGCCTGATGCAGGCTGTAGACCCGGACAAGCTCGTCCAGGGCCTTTTGCTCCGGCCCCGTCAGTCCGGCCACCGTGCCGAAATCCAGTGCGATCATCACGTTCTCCTCTTAGCCGATCCGCATCTTCCGGGTCGGGTCGCGTCTGCTGGTCTTTGCGCCCCATAACGCCAGGGCACATGCCTCCACCGGCAGACTGTTGTCGCCGCCAAAGCCGTACCCGCCGCCGATGGGCCGCTTGATGCTGGTCACGGCACTCTCACGCAGCGCCTGCTGCGGGCGGTACCATGTCAGCTGTCCCTCGTTCACGGCATCGGTCAGGGCGCTGACCGATGCGATCACATCCTTGGCCGACGGACGGATCACGGAGTTCCTGGCCCGCCAGCTTCCCTTGATACGGTCCACAAGCACATCCACGCCGTTGCGCCCGTCAATGACAACGCAGCTGGCGCGGTCATAGCGGGCATTCAGCCAGTCGGCCAGCCAGCCGAAGCCGCGCCCCGTGGGCTGCATCTCGATCAGCGATACCCTCGCCGGGCCGTCCTTCGGGATGACCGCACCGCACAGGCACACCGCCGAGCCGTCCGCCGCGAACTTCACGCCGTAGGCCGTCTTTCCCTCCGGCTTCTCGTCATCACTGGCGCAGCGGTCCCAGGCATTCTTGTCCAGCGCGTAGTCCAGCTTTTCCGTTACCACGGGGCTCCACCAGCCCAGCCGCTCCCGGGCGAACGTATCCGGGGCCATGTTCTCCGCCTCGCCCTCGATGGTGGATTGCTGGATGCGCCGCCCCAGCGCCGGGTTGGCGGCAGCCCAGCGCGCCGGATCATGGATGTCTCCGATCTCCTTGACGGAGTATTCAAACCATGCCGTGCGCTTGGCGCTGCCGTCCAGCGCGCCGGTGCGGATGCGGCGGAAAACCGTGCCGTCGGCGTTCTCATCCGGCGGCGTGCCCAGGTACAGCGTCTGCGGGTTCAGGCTTGCCGAGATTGCGGGCATGAACGATGCCTGCTGCGTCTCGTCCAGCTCCTGCGCCTCGTCAAAGATCAGCAGGTCGCCGTGCTGGCCGCGTCCGCCGTTGCGGGTTCGCGCCAGAAATTTGATGCGTGCGCCGGACTTCAGGATGATCTGCTCGCGCCCGATGGCCGTCTTGATCTCGGCCACATGGCGGCGCAGCTTCGGCCCTTCAAAGAAGTCGCGCATCTCCTCAAATGTCTCGGTGGCGGTTTTCTGCAGGTGCGCCGTGTAGACGACCTGCTCGTTGTACAAAAGCATTCCCGCCTCGCTGCGCGCCTGGATCAGCAGGCTTTTTCCGTTCTGGCGCGGCACGCTGCCGCCTGCGGAGGGCGCGGCCCACTTGCCGGAGGGCGTGCGCCCCAGCCAATCGTCCAGAATGTCGCTCTGCCATGGATCCAGCACCGTCCCGCCGATGCGCACCAGCTTGGCCGCATCCAGCCCATCGCTGGCGGTGTAGTCAGGTGCGACTCTTTCGGACGGCTCCTGACTTCCCATCAGCGGCGCGCTCTCCAAGGATTTCACAGATCTCGTCCTCACTGTTCGCCGCTCCCTCTATCTCCTCGATCTCCCGTACCGTCTCCCGGTACTGCTTTGCCAGCTGCGGCAGCGCCTTGGGGTCACTGTACCCGTCGATTGCCGCCGCCAGCACCAGCTTCAGGTTTCTCAGCTCCTCAAGCCTTCCGCCCTTCACATTTCTCAGCTTCATAACTCCCCCGTGTGTAAATCGGCGCTGGACAGCAGCAGGGTCGCCGTGGGCGGGGGAGGGGGACCCTCCCCACCTACCAGCTGCCGTCCGTAACCTTGGGAATTTTCGTCATTTTTGCACCGAAATCAAGCGAAAAACTCGCTGTTTTGTCTCGTTTTTGCGCATTGCAAAAGTAATGCGCAGCTTGCAGATTGTCCCAATCCTCTGCCGCCGCGCGTGCCGAACTATATCCAAATTGCCGCCACTTGGAAACAGGGCGTATCTCATCTACCACAAAGCTCAACGGATGTGCCGCGTCGCTGGGTTCGTCGTAGTGGATCGGCCCGAACCGCCCATGGCAGATACCGCACTCGCACCCCATAGCCCGCAGCCTTGCCCGGTGCTTGCGCCGCAGACTGCCGTTGGCATAGCGGGGGTTGTTTTTGGGTGGGTTGTTTTTCATGTGTACCCCCTCCCGGTTGTTACAATAAAACCCACCCCGGCAACGCGCAGACAGAGACAAGAATAAAGGATGTGTGATTCTCTCCGGCACAGCTGGGATGGGTCAGTGCCGCGCCCACCCTCATGCAGATGGGTGGCGGCATAAAAATAGCCCGGGTTCTCACCGGGCAGTGGGTGCTTCTCGCGGCCCGCACTGATGCAGCAGTGCAGCACCCGTGCCGCTGTTTTGAGAAGGAAATACTATGCGCAACACAAAAGCCGCAAGGAGTTTTACGTTCCTTACGGCTTTTGACAGTATCATTATACCACTTTTACAGGGGGCTTTCGAGGGTCAAAAAAAGAGGCAACCACGGATGGTTGCCTCTTCCACCTGGTCGGCGTACTTACAGTACGCTTAATACAGAGTATCAACTTACAGGTGTATACAGTACAGCATTGTCTGTACTTATAGTATATGCCACTTTCACGGAAATATCGACAAGGAAGCGACAGTTTTCTTATGCAGCCGCCTTACCCAGCGATACTCCAGGTTCATTTCTACGGCAATCTCCTCAAACCGCTGCCCCAGCACATACCTCCGGTACAAAATCGTATGATCCCGCTCGTCCTGCACCTGGTCGATTGCCGCCACGACCTCACGCCGCACGGCCCCGCAGACATTGATCTGCGCCTGCAGCTTCTGCTGGGCTTCCACAATGCTCTCGACTGCCCGGGCCAGTGTCTGGCCGTCACCGCCTCCGCCCGGCATCCCGGTCAACGCTGCGGTCGTCTTGACGGCTCGGGATTCCTGCTCCTGCAGATCAGCACGCAGCGCCTTTTCTTTTTCCAGGCTCCCCCGGTACCGCCACAGCCAGCGCTTCTTCTCATCGTCGGTCATGGGCTTCCTCCTCTTGCAGTGAAGACAAAATTTTAACAGCTCGTTTTATTGCCTCAACCCCTTCCACATCCCACGATATATTTGGTATAATAGATAGTAATTCGTCACACAAATTCTCGTACATAAAATTCTCCTTGAGGTTGTGTTTAAAATGGAAAATCCGCGCGAAATAATTGATGATAAATATCAAGCGTTTATTGACAATGATTCAATCAATATGAACTACACAAAGCTCGAATATGTTTATAAAAGCTATATTGGGCTTTTAGACAAAGTTGACGCCGTTTCAATGCTGATGAAAGAGCGGCAATTTCTGACCGAGTTACATTTAATGGGGCCACTTTTTCCGTTGACCGCGCATGAAAAATATCACGATGTCAGCGACAAGCTTCAAATTGAAGCCTCCGATTTTTTCAAGAACTCCAAAATATTTCTAAACGATTTTACAAGATTTTATATTGGAGAGATTGGAAAAGATGACAAGCGTGGTATTACGCCCAAAAGTTTTGGAAGCTGCTTGCATTCGGTCATAAAGAACATTTCCTCCTTACCAGAGCATGCCACATTTTTATATAAGCCTTTTATCCGATACGGCAGGCAAATTGACGCCAGTGTTTGTGATTACCGTGATAAGTTTATAGAACACAGTGATTCTTTATCTACGCCTATGCTTAACACAGGGCCGTGTTCATTAAGGCTTGTACACATGGAAAGTAACGCATTTGGCAGACCCCGATCAACTGAGGAACAGCTAAAGGCCAACAACCTATTTCTGACCTCGCAGGATATGTTCCTGCTGCGAACAGAACATGGGACACATTGTTATGTTCATGTATCCCCCTACTATACAACTGGGGCAGATGTTTTTTCTGGTGACGAAATTGGCGGAATCTATGACGGGACAAAGTTGCATTTCAAAAAATACGGTGCCCACACGCATTACTTTCCGCCACTAAATGATGACCTTGAAAATGAATTTTCGATGCCTGTACACATTCATCAAATAGGTGAATCGCCGGATATTCTACATTCAATCGACCTAATTACGATTTTCACGTTCACAGCCCTTGATTCTTTCATGACATACAAAACCAATCAGTAAAACTCAGTTCCTCCCCACAATCGTTTTATCCCCGGTGGCGGCCTGCACGATCTGGCAGGCAAGCGCCAGCATCTCCTTGGCAACCCGCAGCGCCAGCGTCCGCACATCGGACGGCAGGCCGCGCTTGCTCTGGTTGTACATGCACTTCACTTCTTCTCACTCCTCTCGATGTCCTCGGCAATGTAGCCCTCAATACCCGCGCCGGTGCTGTACCAGCGCTTGTACCACTCAAGCGCATTGACATCTCCGTCCCGGCCTGCGCGCTCGCCGTTCGGCCCGAGGCGCACCGCGAAGCACTCGCGGTATTGGAAGCCGTCCACATGGCCTGAAAAGCGCGTCAGGTCATCCACGGCAATGATAAGCCGCCCGCCGTCTGCCATCTTCCGCTCACGGATCGTCAGGCCCAGGTCCTTCAGCCGCGTCACAAGCGGCCAGTTGTCGAACGCTTCCAGCTCCTGCCGGGCCAGCGCCTGCCACTTTCCGGCCTCCTCCTGCCGGGCACGCTCCTGATCGCGCTTGCCCTTCACATCAGCCTTGTACGCCGCCAGATCGTCCTTGTTGATGTACAGGCGCTTGGCGGCATCGAACAAATCTCGTGTAGTGAGTGAGCTTTCGGCAATAACCTCGTTTGTATCCGCCGGGTCCAGCATCCTCACGCGAAAGCTGTAATAACCAGCAGGTTCAATGCGCAGCAGCGCATCCGTCTCGCTCTCGGTCAGATCCAGCGTCACCGGCTCCAGCTTGCGGGCATCCAGCCCGCGGTCAGCGTAGTTCCATTCTCTATTGCGAACGTAGTCGAGCTTCTTCAGCTGGTCGGCCAGGCCGCACTCGACCAGATACTTGATGGCCGCCCGCCGGGCCATATCGGTGATGGGCGGCATACTGGCGTACTTGATTTTGGCGTATTCGACCTGCTGCACCTTGTACAGCTTGCTGCACTCATAGGCCCGCGTCATGGTGATCTCGCCGCGCTCCACCATCGCCAGAACCTCCGGCACGCAGTTGTTGGCGATGGCATTCAGCCTCCCCAGTGTGCCGGTGCCATCGCCGGTGATGCGGCTCATCTCATCACGGATGCGGCCATCGAGCGCGCCCGCTGCCTTTTTGCGTTCCAGCGCCTGCTTGAGTGCCCGGTACTGGCGCAGCCGCTCACCATCGGTCAGCTCGCGCGCCGTGGCGTTGGAGGTGATCAGCGCGATGAGGTCGTCATCCTCGCCCTGGCTCTGGCGGATAACACAGGGCAGGACCTCAAACCCGGCCACGCCCTCGGCAGTCAGTGCCCGGCAGGCCGTCCAGCGGCGGTGCCCGGCCAGCAGCATATATTTGCCGTTCTGGGCGGGCAGGACCTCCAGCGGGCTGCGCAATCCTCGCTCGGCAATGTCGGCTTTCAGCATGGAGACATCGCCGATCTCGTAGATGCTGTTTTCCGGGTTCGGTTCAATATCGGCTGTCGGCAGCATGACGACCTGCATTTTCTGACCCGCCGGGGCGTTAGCTTTTGTGTTGCCGAGAATGTCGTTGATAGAAAATCCCTTGCTCATCGCTTAGCCCTCCTTTGTGTCCACATTGGACACGATCCGCTCGACTTCTTCCGTCAGCTCCCCGTAATCCACCGCCGCCGTGCAGTCCGGGCAGTATTCCAACAGCGGCATGCCCGCATGCGCCGCCTCGCTGACCTTGACGGTGTAGCGTATGACGGTCTCCAGCACGCTGATTCCCGACGCGCACAGTTGAACGATGATGTCCTCCGCGTACCGGGTGCGGCGGTACTTCGTCATCAGCGCACCCATGATCTTCAGGCGCGGGTTGTAGTAGGCCTGCACCTGCTCGATCTGCTCTACTATCTCCTGCATCCCGTCGCAGGCCCACTTGTCACAATCCACCGGGATGATGACCCAGTCAGCCGCGCACAGGGCGTTGATACTGCCCATGTCCAAGTCCGGCGGGCAGTCCATGATGCAGTAGTCGTAGTCCCCGGCCACACATTTCAGCGCGTCCCTCAGATGGAACTGCCGCGGGCCGTTGTCCATCAGTATCGTGCGGTTGGCCTTTAGCATTCGCATGTCGCAGGGCAGCAGATGTACGCCCCAAACATCGACGCCCTTCACAATGGCCGCCATGATGTCGTCCTCGCCCAGCATCACCTCGGCCACGCTGGGGCTGTCGTAGTCCAACACGCCGAAGAACTTGCTCGTGTTGCCCTGTTTGTCCAGATCAACCACCAGAACGCTCTTGCTCTTGGCGGCCAGCTCGGCGGCCAGGTTGCAGGCGGTGACGGATTTCCCGACGCCGCCCTTCAAGTTGATAATTGCAATGCTGATCATAGTAATCCTCCTGTCCCGCCGGGGCGGCGGGTGTTATTGCGGCCAGTTCATCTGGTCGATTTCTTCGTATTCCTCTTTCGGGGTCGGCTGCCATTGATGGTATTGGGGCTGCCATCGCATGGACACAACGCCCGTCGGCCCCTCGCGGTTCTTGGCATACATCACGGCGGTATCCTGATAGGCGTCCTCGCCGCGCAGCTCCTTGCTGTCCTCGGTGCGCCTGTTCTCCACAAAGATCGCGCTGTTGGCGTCCTGCTCAATCGTGCCGGAGCCGCGCAGGTCCTCCAGATTGCAGAAGCGGCCCTCGTTGCCCTTCACGCCGGCGCGGTTGATCTGGCACAGCTCCACAACCACGATGCCCATCTTCATGGCGGCCACCTTCAGCCGCCGGGTAATTTCAGAAATGCGCTGGTACTCGGTCTGGCGCGGGTCGGTGGGACTTAGCAGACCGATGTGGTCGATGAACGCGATGTCCGGCTTGTACTGCATGATCTTGGCCTCCAACCCGTCAATCGTCAGGTTGCTGTCGGCATCCAGCATCATGTTGTGGTGGCGGCGCAGGATGCCCGCCGTGTTGTCGATGATCTCCCGCTCACGCGGTGTCAGGGTCTTGTTGGTCAGCTTGCCGCTGTCGATGCGGCTGACCTTGGAGAGGATGCGGTCCATCAGCGCCTCTGCCGTCTCCTCCAGCGTCAGGTAGTAGACGCGGTACTTTTTGCTTAGTCGGCTTGCCAGATTGATGCTGAAATCCGTCTTGCCGCAGCCGGGCCGCCCGGCCACCACGCAGGTGCGGCCGCGGTGGAATACACCGTACCGGTCAAGCTCCGGCCAACCCAGCTTCAGGCTGGTGTCCGGCTCATCCAGCCGGGCCAGCGCGGAATCCAGCACCGCGTCAAAGTCCCGGGCCGTGCTGTCGGTCTGGGTGCTGCGGATGGCATCCTGCACCGCCAGCGTGCGGCGCAGCTGGCGGCAGACGCCGTCGCTGTCCATGGCATCCTTGGCCATGCACTTCATCAGGTCGCCCTGCAAAAGCGAGTAGCGGTAGTCCTCCAGTATTTGCGCCGCATAGCTGCCGATGTTGGAGACGCTGGGGCAGGTCTCGGCCATTGCCACAACGCCGAGCCTGATCTCATCCGCCGGGCGGCCCGCCGATGCCCGGTTGATGACCGTGATGACGTCCACCGGCTCCCCGGCCATGGTGAGCTGCTGCACCGCGCTGAACACCGCGCGGCTCACGCCCTCGTCGAACATCCCGGGCACCAGCTTGATGATGTACTCCCGTGCGCGGGCCGGGTCCATGAGCGCCGCGCCCAGAAACGCCCGCTGCGTCTGCTGCTGTCGGCTTATCGTTGCACGTTCCATTCAGAAGCCTCACAAAAAATCAAGTATGTCAGTGTCCGGCCCGATCTCACGCGGGCGGTCCTCCGTGCTGGCGGGGCGCTGGGTGGGGACGGCATCCACAAAATCGTCCTTCAGGGCGAACAGCCCCTCCCATCCGCGCAGGATGCTCTGCTCGAGCACGGCGGCCATGTAGCCGTAGCGGTCACGCACGCCCGCCTCGTCGGCCAGCTGGTTGAGCTTGTTGCAGGCCAGCTTGGCGGCGTTGGCTGTCAGGGGGTGCTTGCCCGCGGCCCGGGACTCCTCAAATGCGAGCAGGGCCTCCGTCAGCCGTTCATTCCACGGGAAGGATTCCCGGAGAACATCCCGGACGCTCTCGCGCGCGCCCGCCCGCGTATTGTTCTCTCTTGTATTGTTATTCTTGTATTGTTCTAGGCGACATTTTTGTCGGGGGGTAGGCGACATTTTTGTCGGGGTTGGTGCGACATTTTTGTCGCCCGCCGACACTGGGTGTCGCTCACCGACATTTTTGTCGGTCTCTGTTTCCGGGGCTTCCTCATGCGCTGCATCTGACAGCGGGGAGATGCGCCGCTGCATTGCGGCACCGTCCCGGACATTGGTCACGGCCACATAGCCCAGCTCCTGCAGGTGCTTCACCCAGCGCTGCACGGTGCGGTCACTCGTGTCGTACAGCTCGCTGAAATAGCCGTTGCCGGCGTAGCAGTACCCGCACTGGTCGGACAGGGCGGTGATCTCTGCAAAGAAAACCTTCTCGGACGCACTGAGCCGCCTGTCATACCGTACCGGAGAGGGAAGAATAGCGTAAAATCCGGGTTTTTCCATAGCTTGGCCTTTCTAAAAATGGCTGACCTTAACACAGGGGTGCACCGCGCTCTTTTCGGCGCATCCCTGCAAGGTCATTTTTCAATTCTTCAACGTTTAAAAGGGGAGGTCGCCCTCATCCTCGATCATGGCGAAGTCGTCGCCCGGCCCGCGGCTGTACTCCGGTGCGGGCGCGCCCACTCTGGGCCCCTCAGTGGGAGCTGAAAGAGCCCCTGCGTTGTCTGCCTTGCTGCCGCAGAAGTTGATGTTATTGGCCACAACCTCCAGCACGGTGCGGTTGGTGCCGTCCTTGGCTGTGTAGGTGCGGCTCTGGAGCCGTCCATCCACCGCTACCATCTGGCCCTTAGCGAGCCATTTATAGGCGAACTCGGCAGCGCGCTCCCATGCAATGACGGGAATCCAGTCCGCCACGCTCTTGCCGTTGGCGTCCCTGCGCCCGCGATCCACAGCCAGGGTGAACGTCGCCACTTGCTTACCGGTGGTCGTCTGCCGCAGCTCCGGGTCCCGGGCCAGGCGGCCCTGCAATGCACAGATATTCAGCATCAGATCATCACTACCACACTGCCGCGCTCCACCAGATCGGCCAGCTGCTCGCCCAGATAGGCGGCGATGTTGCGCTTGGCCTCCAGCTTCCACGCCCCACCGTCAGCCTCGTACAGTGCTGGGTGGCCATCTTTGTCGAGGCGCAGCAAGAAGTCGCTGGCGGGCTGCTCGACCTCAAGGAAAGTGCGGTAGGGCTGCAGGTGGACGATGGGCTGCACCGTCTGCTGCTCCTTCAGCACCGCGCCGGTGCGGACACTGACCTCTTGGCTGATCCCGTTGTCCACACTGGACACGCCCTGATTCACGTCAATGCGGCTCAGCAGGGCCAGCAGGTAGTCACGGTCATCGGTGACAGCGTACAGGCTCTGCAGCTCTACGACGGCCTGCTCCTGGGTCATGCTCTGGTTTGTGGTAATGCCCGGCACGTCACTCACGGCCTCATACAGCGGCAGGCGGCTGTAGATCGCGTAGTCGCGGCCCGTATAGGTGCTGTCCACCATGACCCGCCGGGCACTGTCCACGCGCACATACAGCAGCGGTGCCATACCCACGCCCTCGGTGCGAATCAGCTTGACCAGCGCCTCCAGCGTGTCCACCGAGTACCGCACCGGGGACGGGACCTCCGGCCTGACCTCGCGCAGATTGGCGGAGCAGAACTGACGCCCGTCGCGGGTCTCCAGGGTAAAGGGTGTCGCCAGCTCGACAATGCGGTTGATGGCGTCCTTCAAAAAGCTGTTTTCCATTGTTTTGTCCTTTCTGTGTTAATACCCGGCCCGGCCCACGCGGGCCATGGCGGGCATTGGTGCTTCATCGCCGTCCATGTTTACCTGTCCGGGGACCTGCGGCGTCATCTCGGCCAGCAGCAGGCTGCCGTCCCGTGCCTTGGTAATGCACAGGGACGTGCGCACCGGCTGGATCGGCGCGAGGGTGGTCTTTGCCTGCGCATCCATGCCGATCTGCTGGCGGTAGTCATCCGGTGCAAAGGTCAGCGTGATGGTGATCTTGCGCTTGGCCGTTGCCGCGGTGTTGGGGTCCATGATGTTCGCCACGACCCGCTCAACCTCATAGTCTGTGATCTCGGCAATCGCGCCCATCGCCATCTCCAGCACGCTCTTTTTGTTTACGATCTGGGGCATTACTCATCACCTCCAACTTTTTTGGCCTCACCCTTATAATGCCGCTTCATCATGATATAAGCGGCCTTCTCGGTCTCAAGGTCGTCAGGGTGTTCTCTGCGCATCCTCTCGATCAGTTCATCGCGCCAGAAATGCAGAGCCGCGCACAAAAAAGGGATATCCGGGCCAGACATTCCCGCCTCGCCGTTCAGCGCCGCGAGGACGACATCCAACGCCTCTTCTTGGACGGCATCAATCTGTTTGGGGCTTACTTCTCCGCCCAGAACTTGCGTCTTAATAATGTTATCGACGCTTTGCAGCCTGGGCTTATACCATACATTCATCGTTTGCATCCTCCTAAAAACTAAATTTCTTCCCCAAACACCCTGGCAAAGCTGCCGGGGCCGTGGAGTTCATCAAAAGCAAATTGTGCCGCCTGTTCCAACTCCCGCCGGGCGGCGGGGTCAAAATGGACGCCCAGGTGCGGCTCATTGTGATGGTTGTGGCACAGCCAGACCTTGAGGCCGTACCGCTCAGACAACTCGCGCCGTCCGCGCCCGAATAGGATGTGATGCTCCTCCAGGCCGCGCGTGGTGCGCAGATTGTAGCGCTTGCGGCACAGGTAGCACTCTTTATCGCTTTGCAGTATGCTTTTTGCCATGGCGCTCCTCCAGTCCGTTGACGGCATCCACCGCCTGGCGCACATCACCAACAGGCAGCTCCACCGTCGTCTAGCGGCAGCCGCACATCATGCAGACGCGGCGGCGGTATATCCGCCGGGTCCCCTTGGCGCGGGTGTCGATGACGCGCACCTGGCTGCTGTTGCACTTAATGCAATCCATCGGCACGCCTCCAGTCTCGGTATTGCTCGGTGGTTTCGGCATCGTCAACACCGGCCTCGGCCAGCCGGTCAAAGATCCGTTCGATGAAGTCGTGCATCTGCTGCCGGTCAAAGTTGCTGCTGCCCAGGCCCAGGCGGGCCATACAATAGCCATCGTCCAGCAGTTCCACCATCTGCACAACGCGGTATGTGTTGCGCAGGGCGGGCAGGGCCTTGACCGGTACGCGCCAGGTCTCGACCCCTGCGCCGAACTCGGCCAGCAAGTCCAGATAGCACTGTTCGGCAGTCACCCCGCCGGGCGTGTCGCCGCTCAACGCCAGCGCCAGCCTGTTCAGCAGCGCCCACATGAGGCGGTTCTGATCCAGTGTCCGCTTGTTCTTCACCGGGCGGATGTCGATCTCCACGCATAGGGGCTGCCCCCGCGCGCGGCGCTCCAGCTCGGAGTGCATCCGCTGGGCCTCCAGGCGATACGCACCGTCAATCGTCAGCCCGTCCATGTCGTTGACTAAGGGCTGGCCCGTTGGGATGTACCAGGCGGCCACATGGGCGATCAGCTGGCTTGCCATGTGATCACGCTCCCATCACGCTTGCGCACCCGCAGCGAGGCCACGCTGCCGTCACCGTTGTAGGTGATGTCGTCCAGGGTGAGGGCATCGTCCAGAACGTAGCGCTCAATGATGTTGGTGCCGGGCTTGCCCTGGGGGACGATGTGGACCTTGCTGGCCGGGATGCGCAGCGGCGGCAGATTCAGCACCCCCGCGCCGATGCTCCAGGCGGCAGCAGCGGCCAAAAAGCTGCCGTCTGCCTCGTTGGTGGGCGCGTCGCTGCTCACGCGGTAGGTGCTGGGGCAGGGGGCGTCCTTTGTGATGTCGGCCAGGGCCACGGCGCAGTACAGATACCGCCCACAAACGTAGTGCCGTACACTGTAGCCAGCCAGCCCGCCGGGCATACGCTCACAGCACTCCTCCAGATGGGCGCGCACGGCGTTGACATCCGGCCACAGCTTGATGCGCACGCCCTCGGCGTCCACCTCCAGGATGCTGAGCGTGACCTCGTCAGCTGTCAGCAGGGCGAGGTTTTTGGGGGTCTCATTCTTCTCCATGTTTATCCTCCATTTCCGGGCCGATGTAGGCACCGGCCTCATTGTAGTTCTTGGGGTCCGCCATCGGGCTGTCCCATCCGCACATAGCCCCGCCGTACATGGCAGCGGCCTGGGCACGGGTGACGCCCGCCGCTTCGTTCAGTGTGTCCACAGCCTCTTGCGCCACCACACCGAACAGGGCGCGCTCCCCGCGCACGATGCGGACGATGTTGTTAGTGTAGCGGCTGCGGGCGTAGGCGTAGGCGGGCAGCCCCGCCTCATCATAGGTCATTTTCATGGGCTTGGTCTCCTTTTTCGGTTTTGGCCGCTTGCGCGGCATACCGGCGGCAAGCGCCGGGTGTTTCTTCTTCCAGTTGCATACTCTATGTCGGATTGCCTCCGGCGTCACGGTCTGGGTGTAGCCCATCATCCTGCACACGCTGCTGATCGGCGCGCCGCCGTAGTAGTACAGGATGCTTTCCAGCATCGCCTCCGGCGGCACAGGGTTGCAGATGCGCTCAACAGACGGGCCGCGGGATCGCTTATTCTGAGGATGCGCCGCGCGGAAAGCGTCAAGACTGGCATAGCCCAGACTTTCCAGCAGGGTGCCCTCATCCACACACAGGCACTCGGCGCAGATTCTCAGCTGGCGGCGGGCGTTGGTGCAGTTCCTAAGCCTGGATTGCACCCAGGCCAGATCATCCGTTGTCATCAGCAGATCTGTCTTGCCAGCGCGGTGGCCGGGATGCGCTTGTCGCGCCCGGCCCCGATCCAGCCCTCAAAGTTGCGGCAGACCTTGCGCGCGGCGTAGGGGTCTGTGCCGTAAACGATGTGTGCGGCCTCGGGCACTGTCACCAGCTCGCTCGCAGCCTCATGCCGGATGCGCTCCAGCGCATCCCGGTAGCCTTGCTTTTCGCGTGCCATGCTTACCTCCTTGTAGCTTGTATCCCCGCCGTGCTATAATCACGGCAGAAAGGACGTGTATAAAAATGGATTGGTTATCATTGCTTCTTACTGCGGTCAGCGGCACCCTCGGTGTTATCGGCGTCTTTGTCGGTGCTTACATGGCACGCAAAACAGCGGTAGAGCAGCAGCGCCGCGCAGAATTACACAGTGCCTGCTCGCTGGTGCTGTCCACCTATGCGCGCTGGGTTGAAGACCCGCAGGAATACCGCTTTGCTTTGTTGGCATCAATAGCATCGGCGCAGCTTTTATGTACGCCTGACAGCGATATAGACAAAAGCATTCAAGAGCTTGAAAAGCTGGTGATGATTACAGCCCATCCCTCACAGCAATGCGGCAACTGCCTGAATGATTTCCGGCAGAAAGCGCAGCAGGAACTCATAAAGCGATATGGCAATCAGCGTCTCCCCGACATGAAGAAAGACATGGGCCAGTAGTCCGCAGCTGTGCGGTGCATCTCTTTGCGGAGCTGGTGACGGTTTATCGTACAGGCCATCGCCAAACCACGCAAGCAGACTGTCCTGCTCACGCTGTTCATCTTGCAGCATAGCGTTCACCTCCTTGTTGGCGTGTCCAAGGTGGACACAATCACTGCGCACATTTATTGCGCATTTTTCTGTTAGATACTGTTAGATAGTGTTAGATAGTGCGAGATAGTGTATTTTAATTCCACTACCTTGCAAAAAAAATTTTGTCTTTTTGCTCCAGCGTAAATCCCAGCATTTGGGAGATTTTGTCCACTTCGCTGACTTTAAACTCCGTATCATTGTCGATTTTTAATTGAAGCGTGTAGGCTGCGATACCTAACGCCTTGGCTATTGTCTTATAAGTTAGTCCTGCTTCCTTGATAGCAGCACGCAAAGCTTTTGTATCGGTCATATCTCCATCTCCTATTGTGTGTTTTCATTCCACTATCATATTAGCACCCTCACTATCCCATGTCAAGTTTTTTTGCTGTGTTTTATCAAAAAAACTTGAATAGAATTCCACGATGTGCTATGATACAAGTGAAAGAGGTGAATATATGTCAACCATTTATGAAAGAATCCGTGCCCGCCGCATTGAACTTGGCCTCACTGTGGAGGAGCTGGCAAAAAAAATGGGTTATAAGGATAAATCATCTATTAGCAAAATCGAAAACGGAAAAGCCGATATTCCGCAGTCAAAGGTCATCGCATTTGCACGTGCATTGAATACTACTACTGCGTATTTGATGGGGATTGACACTGCGAAAGAGAGATCCATCCCCGCCGGGTTCCAGCCGCTGCCGAAGCGGGACCGCATCCCGCGTGTGGGGCAGATTGCCTGCGGCACACCCATCCTCGCGGAGGAGAATGTTGAGGCCTACGATGAAGTCCCCAGCGATTGGCATGCCGACTTTACGCTGCTATGCCAGGGCGACAGCATGGAGCCTAAAATCAAAGACCGCGACATTGTGGCCATCCACTGCCAGCCGATGGTCGAGAACGGCGAGGTCGCTGCCGTCCTGATCGATGGCGAAGCCACCCTCAAGCGCGTGTTTCTGTTCGATGACCACATCGAGCTCCGCGCCGAAAACCCCACATTTCCGACTATCCTGCGCATCGGCGAGGATATGAACACCATCACCATCGAAGGCAAGGCCGTTGGCCTGTGCCGGAAGTTGTAAATAAGGTGCTTAAAATGAAAAACCCTTCATCAAAGAAAGCTATCAAAGTTCTTTCGCTTTTGAGCGCTGTTCTTGTCACTTTTATTTTATTTTCGTATTATCTCGTAGAAGGCCATGGCATTTTCATTTCTTTGGCTAGTTCGCTTTTGGTTGCGCTTTTAGTTTATGGGTTTGTTCTGATTTGTCTGCAACAGCTACTGGGGCAGAACGGCAAAGAGTTTAAAGCACCGGGGTCATTTACCTCTAACAAAAATAATCGCATTTCATTGGTAAATGCCCCTGATGATATAGAAAGCCTCAAAAAGTTGACAGATTATGTCGTGCTTGATACTGAAACCACCGGCCTCAGCCCAGAAAAAGATCAGGTGGTTGAAATCGGAATCATTACAGTCAAAAATGGAGAAATCACAAACGAATATACAAGCCTCATAAAGCCGACTATTCCTATTTCTTCGGAGGCTACCGCCATAAATGGAATTTCCGAGTCTGACTTGCGCGATGCCCCGCAGTTAGAGGATATAATTCCAGATGTTGTATCAAGAATAAAAAATCAGATTGTTGTTGGGCACAATGTCACTTTCGACTTAGCTTTTGTCTCTCGTGCTATTTCAGACCACACCGAAATAGCATCTATTTCTTATATTGATACGGTAAAAGTTGCTAGAAACTGCATCCCCGGGAAATCTTATAAGCTGCAATCTCTTGCAAATCGTCTATGCCTAGATACAGGTACTGCTCATCGCGCTTTGGATGATGCAAAAACCACAAACAGCTTGTTGCAATATTGTATCCGAAAAATGACTACAGACGAGAAGGAATTTACACATCAGGAACGCGAACGGAAAAAATCACAAAAGGCCGCTATCGCAAAGGAATTTGCATGGTCACCTATTTTTGATAAAAATTTCGCTTTTACCGGTGATTTTTTCCTTGACCGGGATTACCTTGAAGGCTTATTAAAGGATGTTGGCGCGAATCTTCGGGAAAAAGTAAACACCAAGACCGTATATCTTGTTGTCGGGGACATTTCTCACCTTCCTGAATGGGCGGTTGCCAGAAAGCTCGGTAAGGCAAATGAACTGATTGCCGAAGGACAGAATATAACCAAGCTGACGGAAAGTGAATACATTGCGCTTATTGAACAAACAAGGGTTCTTAAGCAGAAAAATCGTGAGTGACCCCAAGCTTGACAAAATCTCTATCGAAGGCAAAGCCGTCTGCCTATACAGGAAGTTGTAACAAACCGCAGCAGCGGTATAAAATAGGAGGTACTTATTATGGGCATTTTTGACACGCTTCAGGAGGAATCCACATTTTCCAGGGCATCCGGCAATAACTACAACTACGTTGTGCTACAAGTCGTCCTGAAAGAAAAATTCATCGGGACCGGCTCCGGCAATCTGACGGAATTGGAGAAAGTCATCAATGAGCAGGCCGCAAAGGGGTATCGCCTGCACACGATTTCTACTACCAGCAGCGGCAGCAAAGGCCTGATGGGTGGCGACCGTATCCAGGCAACTATGGTATTTGAAAAACTGGAGTGACAGTTGCAAACCGAGGTCGGAAAACCCCACATTTCCGACTATCCTGCGCATCGGCGAGGATATGAACACCATCACCATCGAAGGCAAGGCCGTTGGCCTGTGC